GCAAAGCCGCGGCGAAGCCGAAGACGGAGGGCTGACCGGTGCCGGTGTACGCAACACAGGCGGACTACGAGTCGAGCCCGTACGGGGCGACACCGGCACCGGCCGACATCGCAAACCGGCTGGCCGTCGCCTCCGACGACATCGATGAGATCGTCCTCACCGCCGTCTACGACGTCGACGACGATGGGGCGCCGACGAACACGGACGTGATCGCGGCGTTGAAGTCCGCGACTATCGCGCAGGCGAAGTACACGATCGACCGCGATGACGAGGCCGGCACCGGCCAAGTCGCGACCGAAGTCGCCATCGGCTCGGCCCGCGTGAAGTACGGGTCCGCCGCTGGCGGGGACGGCGCCGAGGCGGGACGGTTCGCGCCGCGCGCGCGCACCCTCCTGCACACCGCCGGGCTCATCCCGAACACGATCTACCGGCCTGGCGGCTGAGATGGACCTCCCAGCGGAGCTGTTGCAGCACACCGTGACCGTAGAGCCCTGGCTGGGCAAGAACGGCTACGGCGCCGACGTCTGGGGGACCGCGGTCACGATCGCGTGCTTCGTCGAGGACAAGCGGCGGCTGGTGCGCGCGAAGGACGGGTCCGAGGTCGTCTCGGAGACCACCGTCTACGCCAACCGCGGGCCGCAGATTCCGGCGCGCTCCAGGGTCACGCTCCCGTCCGGGCGCAAGCCCTTGGTGATCGTCGTCTCCGACCATGACGGCGGCACCCTCCCGGTGCCGTCGCACCTCGAGATCGCCTGCGAGTAGGAGGCACCGATGGGCGTCAAGTTCGTCTGGCACGGCGACGAGGTCAAGAAGCGCGAACGCGAGGGCCGCAACAAGGGTCTGCGCGCCGCCGCCGAGCACCTGCTCGCCGAGTCGCAGCGGCTCGTCCCGATCGAAGAGGCCACGCTCGAACGCTCCGGCGTCGCGAGCGTGGACACCGCAAAGGGTCAGGCCGCGGTCTCCTACGACACCGTCTACGCGGTCAGGCAGCACGAGGAGCTGACCTGGCGGCACGACCCGGGTAGGCAAGCGAAGTACCTTGAGCAGCCGTTCAACACAGGTAAGGCGCTGTTCCGGGAGATCATCGCCGCGCAGATCCGCAGGAGCTTGCGGACATGAGCTGGACCTCCGACCTCCTGACCGGCCTCGCCGAGTACGCCGCAGCGAACGGCGGCGGCACGTGGAGCCCATCAGGGGTCTACACCTCCGGCCAGACCGGCATCATGATCGCCGCGTCCCCGCCCGAGCCCGACAAGGTCGTCATCCTGACCCCCTACGGCCCCTTGGGGCAGTGGGACGACGGCGACGTCCTCCAGGGCCTCCAAATCCGGTACCGGGGCGCACGCAACGACCCCACCTCCACCTACGACCTCCGCGACACCTGGCGGGACCTCCTCGACGGCATCGGCGGGGACGGCCTCGTCGAGATCGGCGGGGTCCTGGTCTCCCAGATCTTCGCGAAGTCGGGCACCTCGCTCGGCTTCGACGGCAACGTCCGCCTCGAGTGGTCGGACAACTTCCACATCCAGGCGGCGCGGCCGACCGCGCTTCGCCAGTAACGAAGGAGCACACCATGTCCGAGGGCACAGCGCTCGCGCGCCGGTTCCGTCTCGACATCAACATCGGCACCGAAGCGGTCCCGAACTGGCAGGAACTCAAGGGCCTCAACGAGTTCAATGGCGGCCCGATCTCCCCGATCACCCAGGCCGACATGCACTACGACTCCGACGGGTGGAAAGGCTACGTCAAGACCGCCCAGGAGTACCTGATCGAGGGCAACGTGTCGGTCAAGCGCGACCGCACCACGAAGCTGCTCAACACCGTGCACCAGTTCCTCGAGGACGCTTCGAAGGCGTTCGACGGGGACGAGATCGTCGAATTCAGGTTCTACGACCGCGGCGGCCAGCAGATGGGCGCCTCGGGTTGGGGCATCGTGACCTGGACGGCCGACGGCGGCGACGCCGAGCAGAAGGGCACCGTCGCGTTCAGTCTCATGCCCGACGCCGACCGGCCTCAGCTCGAAGCCATCGCCAACCCGCTCAACGACAGCCCCGACCCGGTCGTCGACGCCGTCGCGCCCGCCACGGGTGACGACGCGGGCGGCACGCTCGTCAAGATCACCGGCGCGTTCTTCACCGGCGCCACCGCCGTCACCTTCGACGCGGTCGCGGCCACGAGCATCAACGTCGAGTCCTCGACCACGATCTACTGCCTCACCCCCGCGGGCACCGCGGGAGCGGCGGACGTCGCGGTCACCACGCCCAATGGCACCGGCACGAAGGTCAGCGCCTTCACCTACACCGCTTAAGGGGCCACGTTGACCAGCGAAGCCGAAAAGCACGTCTGGGAGGACGGGGACGACCTCGTTGTCGCCCTGGACCTCCCCGGCGGGCCCCGCGAGTACGTCGTCCTCGATGTCACCGCCGAGACCGGCCTGTGGGTGCAGTCCCTCACCGAGAAGACCCGCAAGGCCAAGCGCCGCATCGACGCCGGCGAAGCGGCCGAGGACGTCGACGCTGATCTCCATCTGTCCGACGAGGAAGAGTCGCGGCTGTACGAACGGCTGCTCGCCTCCACCCTGGAGGACTTGAAGACCGACGGCGTTGGCTGGAAGAAGACGAAGCTCCTCGGCCAGATCGCCTACGCCTGGGTCGTCGCCGACGTGGACGCAGCCCGGAAGGTGTGGGAGGCCGGAGGCTCGGCCCCAAAACCCAACCGGGCCCAGCGGCGGGCTACGACCGCGTCTGGCTCCAAGACGAAAACCGGTACGGGTGCGGGGAGCCGGACGAGCACGGCATCTACTCGTGGTACGAGCCGGCGGAGCTGACCATCGCGTCGCTCATCAGCGACCACTGGACACTCATCGACGCCGACCTGCACTCCGAGTACGGCATCGACACCGGCTCCGGGATCCTCGCTGAGCGGTCATGGCCGTGGCTGAAACGCCGCGTGATCGGCCTGCTCACCTGCGAATCCCGCATTCAACGCAAGCTCGCCCCGCCTGAGAAGCAGCCCGCCGTCCCGAACGTTCCGCGAAGGGGGTGACGGGTGGCCCTCAATCTGGGTGAATTGAATGCGGTCATCGACGCCGACGACCGTGGTTTCAACCGCACCATCGACCGCGTGCACCGCAAGCTCGACGAGACCGGCGTCCGCGTCGGATCGGTTTCGGGCCTGCTGCGCGGGATCGGGAAGGCCACCGCGTTCTCGGCCATGGCGACCGGCGCGGCTGGCGCGGCGAGCGCGATTGGGCCGCTGCTGTCGCTGGTGTCGACACTCGGCGTCGCGATAGCGGGGCTCGGCCTCGCCATACCCGCGTTCGCAGCCTCAGGTGCCGCGGTGATCGGGACGCTCACGCTCGCGTTCAACGGCATGAAGGACGCGATCGCGGGCGACGAGGAGGCCCTGGAGCGGCTGCCGGGCCCGGCGAAGGCATTCGCGAAGGCCGTCTCCGGGCTGAAGGACGAGTGGGACGACCTGCGCAAGTCCGTGCAGTCCAAGTTCTTCGAAGGCCTGGCGGACGTGTTCACGCAGACCGCCAAGAAGGTCCTCCCCGTCTTGGAGGACGGCCTGACCGGTGTCGCTGACGGGCTCTCCGACATTGCCGCCGCCGCACTGGATGCGGCGGACTCGCCGCAGTTCCTCCAGGGCATGAAGGACGTCCTTGACTCGACCTCGGCCGCGCTCAAGACCGCCGCGGGTGGTGTGAGCGGGTTCGTCACCGGGTTCGGGGTCCTGTTCTCGGCGTTCGCGCCGCTGATCGAGCGCGTCGGGGCCGCCGTCGCCGATCTCGGCACCGCGTTCGGGGAGTGGATGACGCACGCGCAGGAGACCGGGCGGCTCCAGCAGATCATCGCCACGATGCTCGACACCCTGTCCACACTGGGCGGGATCGTCGTCAACATCGGGTCCGTGCTCGGGTCGGTGTTCGCGGCCGCGAACGAGACCGGCGGGGGGCTCCTGGGCACCATCGAAGACCTCACCGGCCGCTTGAGTGACTTCTTCAACTCCGCCAAGGGCTCCGAGGCGCTCAACAGCTTCTTCACGGCCCTGTCGGAGGTCGGCGCGGCCGTCGTCCCGATCGTCCTCGCGCTCGCTGAGGCGTTCGGCAACGACCTCGCCCCGCACATCGCGACCATCGCGACCGAGGTCGGGCCGAGCCTGCGCGACCTCGTCGAAGCACTGGGGGACGCGATCGGGAAGATCGACGTCCAGACCCTTGCTGAAGGCCTCGTTGACGTGCTCGATGCCGTCATCCCCTTGATCGGCCCCCTCGGCGATTTCCTCGGGTGGATCACCTCCATCAAGGGCCTCGTGCCCGCGATCGTCATCGCGTTGGGGCTGTGGACGGTCGCGCAGTGGAGCCTGAATGCGGCCATGTACGCCAACCCGATCGTGTGGATCATCGCCCTGATCATCGCCCTCATCGCCATCATCGTGCTCCTCATCGCCAACTGGGACTC